TGAAATATATAATGCTGAATCAGATATTAAACCTACTAAACTTAGTATTGCTTATCCTATTGGATCTACTGGAAATATATCAGTAGATGATGCATCTAATTTCTCAAGTTTTGAAAGTGTAGGTGTGGGAACAACTAATGTTGGATTCCTTCGTATTGGTACAGAAATTATTGAATACACAAACGTTTCTGGTAATACAATTGGTGGAAATATTGTAAGAGGATCTGATAAGGCAGCTTATCCTGTAGGAACTCCGGTTTACAAATATGAACTTGATGGAGTTAACCTAAAAAGAATTAATGGAATTCATACTTTAGGAGATGCTACAGTTTCCAATCCAATAACTTTTGATTCATATCATATCAAATTAGATATGTCTAAGACATTTAATGTTAATAATGATGATAGGAGTAATGATGTAGGATATCCATCATTGTATATAAATGAAACCAAATCTACTGGTGGTCTTAATATATCAGCAACTCAAAATATGCCTTTTGAAATTCTTACTCCAATTGTTCATAATGTAACTGCTAAGGGAACTTCAATTACTGGAGAAGTAAGAACTACAACTAATAGTAGTTTTAGTGGAACTGAAATTCCATTTATTGATGCTGGATTTGAATCTATTAATTTAAATACTTCAAATTATTTTGATTCCCCCAGAATGATTGCATCTAAAATTAATGAGGATGCAAAATTAACTAATGTTGCTGGGAATAAATCGATGAATATGAGATTATTCCTTGGCACTACAGATACTAAAATAAGTCCGGTAATTGATGCTCAAAGAGTAAGTACTATTCTCACATCAAATAGGGTTAATGATGTGATTACAAATTATGCAACTGATAAACGAGTAAATTCTATTGATACTGACCCAACGGCATGTCAATATATTTCTAAAGAAGTTGTTTTAGAAAATTCTGCAACTTCTATTAAAATATTTGTAGCGGCTCATATTAATGTTAATTGTGATATTAGAGCATTCTATGCTATTGGTGATGTGTCAGGATTTACACCAATATTTACACCTTTCCCAGGATATAGTAATTTTAATAATAGGGGACAAATAATTGCTACGGAAGATAATAATGGTGCATCTGATTCTATTGTTCCAAAATCAAATACACATGGATTTACTCCTGATAGTATAGATTTTAAGGATTATACTTTTACAATAGATAATCTACCTTCTTTCAGATCTTATAAAATTAAGATTCTACTTACATCTACTAATCAAGTTTATGTGCCTCAAATGAAAGATTTGAGAGTAATTTCACTCGCTTAATATGGATTATTATAAAATAGATGGTAATAAGGATCTTGCAAGAGATCCTAAAACAAATGCAGTTATTAATGTGAATGGATTAGATCATGATCAATATGTTGCTATCCGTGCTGCAAAAAATGAAAAGAATCAAGTGGTGGATACTATTGAAGAAGATTTAAATGATTTAAGAAGTGAAATTAATGAAATCAAGTCCTTACTTAAAGAGTTAGTCCATGGCAACTAAAAAGATAACATTCGATCCAGATGCTGGAGTACCTTATGGTTCAAATTTGACTCTTTATGGTGGAGCAAATTTTAAAGCTAGTTTTACTGTTGTTGACACTTCTAATGCTGCTTTTGATTTTTCAGGAGCTGGAACTACTTGGACGGGTTCTTCTCAAATGCAAAAGAGTGTGGGTGTGGGTGCAACAACAATTCCAGATGGAACCTTTACGGTTGGATTTACTAGTGCAGCAGGAGGAAAATTTGATTTGACCATGACATCTGCAGCAACTACTTCTTTTTCTGAAGGAAGATATGAATATAATGTTTTAGTAAGTTCTGGAACAACCACGTATAATATTATAAATGGTAATATTTTGGTTTATCAAGGAATATCTTCAGCACCTTCCTAAATATTACAAGGAGTAATAGTATAAATGGCACAACCAGCAAGTAGACAAGAATTTATAGATTACTGTAAGCGACAGTTAGGTGCTCCAGTGTTGGAGGTTAATGTTGCAGAGGAGCAAATATCAGACTTAATTGATGATGCCATTCAGTATTTTAATGAGAGACATTTTGATGGTGTTGCTCAGATGTATCTTAAATATCAAGTAACACAAGAAGATATTGATAGGGGAACAGCGCCAAATAAGACACAAGTAGGAATCGTTACTACAAATACTTCAGCAACAATTGCTGGGGTATCGACATCATTTAAATGGGAAGAAACTAGTAATTATTTACAAGTTCCTCCATCTATTATTGGTGTAACAAAGGTATTTCATTTTGATGGATCAAATACCATGTCAAGTGGTATGTTTAGTATGAAATATCAGTTATTTTTGAATGATATTCATTATTGGGGAAATACTGAGCTTTTGACTTATTCTATGCTTAAAAGATATCTTGAAGATATTGATTTTTTATTGACAACAGAGAAACAAATAAGATTTAATCAAAGAATGGATAGATTATATCTTGATATTGATTGGCAAAGTATTAGTGTGGGAGATTGGTTAATTATGGATTGTTTTAGAGCTCTAAATCCAGCTGATTTTAGTAGAGTATGGAATGATTCATTCTTAAAACCATATGCAACTGCTTTAATCAAAAGACAATGGGGACAAAATTTATTAAAATTCCAAGGAGTAAAACTTCCTGGAGGAGTTGAATTAAATGGTAGGCAAATTTATGATGATGCTCAAAAAGAGCTTGACGGTATTCGAGAAAGAATGTCTAATACTTATGAAATACCCCCATTGGACTTCATAGGTTAATTATATGCTTAATCCATATTTTCAACAAGGGGCACGATCTGAGCAGAATTTAGTTCAAGATTTGATCAACGAACAGTTGAGAATGTATGGTGTTGAGATTTATTATTTGCCTAGAAAATATATGACTGAAAATACGGTCATAAGAGAAGTAATTGAATCAAAATTTGATGATGCATATCCATTAGAAGCATATATTGATAATTATGATGGATATGCAGAAAATCCCGTTCTATTATCAAAGTTTGGTATTGAAGCACAAAATGAAATAACATTGGTTATTTCTAGAGAAAGATGGGAGACATATATTGAACCTTTAATGAAAAATGAGTCTAATGTGAAACTTACTACTAGACCAAAAGAAGGTGATATCGTTTACTTCCCATTGGGAGATCGTTTATTTGAAATTAAGTATGTAGAGCATGAAAAACCATTTTATCAACTTCAGAAGAATTATGTTTACACATTGAGATGATGTGAGCTCTTCCGTTATGAAGATGAGGTTATTGATACTGGAGTTGCAGAAATTGATGATGAGTTAACTGGAGATAGTTCAAGCGGGATAAGTGAAGATGGAATTGTAACTAATCTTGGACCCACTCAAACTCTTACTATGGTAGGAACAGCTGTAACAGCAACTGCTTTAACTGGTCTTGTTGATGGTGCTGTTAGATATGTTACTATGTCTAATCGTGGGGGAGGGTATACATCTCCTCCTATAGTAGGATTTTCTTCAGCTCCATCTGGAGGAATCACTGCGGTAGGTTCTGCAATTATGATTGGTGGAATTGTGTATTGCAATTTAAATATAAATGCTAATCAAAAATCTGTTCAATCAGTTAATTTAATAAATTCTGGTGCAGGATATACTGTTGCTCCTGCAATAACATTTACTAGTGATAGTGGTAGTGGAGCAAAAGCAACTGCTGGAATTGGAACTACTGGTTGCGTCGGGATAGTAACAGTAAGTGCTTCTGGTTCTGGATATGTTATATCACCAACAGTTACATTCTCTACACCAAAACATGTAGGTGCTGCTGCTACTGCCATTATAGATTCTCCTATGGTTGGTGGAGGAGTAAGTGTTACATCTGCAGTTATTAGTGTTGGTTCTGCTTCTTATCTATTCCCTGGCGGAACAACAGGTGGTGTATTCTATAAATCTGCTCCTACTGTAACATTTAGTCTTCCATCAGGAAGTTCTAATAGTGCAGAAGCAACTGCCACTATGGGGGATTATGCTACTACTGGAGGAACAGTTGCTAGTGTTGGACTTACTACTGGTGGAAGATTCTATGATGCTGCACCTACTGTAACAATTGCTCATCCAGGTAATAGTTATGCTAGTGCTACAATTGGTCTGGCAGGAACTGCGATTGACGCATCTTCCGTAGCATTTACCACTACTGGTAGGGCATATACTACAGCACCAACAGTTGCTATTGGAAGAGGTATTGGAACACATACTCCTTATGTAACTGCTGTTGGTATTGCTACAATTCATTCTATAACAGGAATTGTTACCGCAGTTGGATTTAATTCAACAACAGATCCTTGGTGTGTTGGAACAGGAGCAACTATAGGTCTTGGATATACTGTTACACCTACAATTTCATTCTCTGGTGCTACGGCTCCATCTCAAGCAACTGCAACTGCAACAATTGATTTGGATGGACAAGTTGATGCTGTCTCTATAGCAAGTAGTGGATTTGGTTATGATATTGGAAGTACTGCTACAGTA